CCCATAGATTATACCCTGATTGGGCATGGGGAACACCACAATCACCTATAGGAATGATGGTTGTTGCAGAAGGTTACAAAGTAATTGATCCAGAAACTTATGAAAGCGTATATAATGATCGTTGGCTAAAACAATATGTCACAGCATTGTTTAAACGTCAATGGGGAGAAAATATGAAAAAATTTGGCGGAATACAATTACCAGGTGGACTAACATTAAACGGTAAAGAAACATTTGATGAAGCTTCTCAAGAAATTGAAAAATTAGAAAGCGAGATGCAAGATAGATATGAATTACCTGTTCAATTTATGATCGGATAATATATGCCAAGTAAATATTTTCAAAATTACGGTCAACCTGCAATAGAGATAAATCTAGTTGAAGATTTATACAATGAAGCAATCTATATGCAAGGATTCTCCGGTTATTATATCCCAAATACGAATACTGAAGCGCGAGATTTAATATATGGAGACGATCCTTTAAAAGCATTTACAGTTGCATATAAACTTGATATGTATCTAGTGAATACAATGGATTACGGTGACGAACAAGATTTTTTCTCTAAATTTGGCCTAGAAGTCAGAAACCAAACTAAAATCCAATTTACATTTAAAGAATTTAATAAACAAACCCAACAAATTTTTGAAAGGCCATTAGAAGGAGATTTAATTTTTATCCCTTTTATGAAAAATAATGGAGAATTGTTTGAAATTAAATTTGTTAATACATCAAAAGATTTATATACATTAGGTCGGGTTAGACCTTTTTATTATGAATTATCTCTTGAACCATTTAAATACAATGATGAAAATATTGATACAGGTATTGAAGAAATTGATGTTATTGAAACATTAGAAGCATATAAAACTACCCTTGATGTCCATAGTGGAATTGGTAATTTTACTGTTGGTGAAATTATTTATCAGGGGAATTCTAATTCACATATTGCATCAGCAGAAGTTGCTGCGTGGGATTCTGCAAATACAATTTTAACAATATATGATGTATCAGGGGAATTCTCAAACACTTCTAATTTATTGATTAGAGGAGCATCAAGTAATGCTACATATTCTCTAACAACAGTTGATTCATTGACTCTTGGTTCCCAATTTGATAATGTACCAATATTAAAAGAAGTTGTTGATTTTGTTGATAAGACAAAAGATAACCCATTCGGAAGTTTAACTTACTATTAAAGAATAAAAATGTACCCACCAACAAATGCACCAGCTTTAAATAGTAGATTACAAGCAATCAGAAAAACAACAGTTGCATTCGCGAGTTTGTTTAAAGATATTCCGTTCATAAAATATGATGAGAACGGAAATGAAATTGATAAAATAAAAGTTCCAATTATATATGGAGATAAAGAGAAATATGTTAAGCGACAAGATATTTCTCACGAGAAAGTTCAAGTAACATTACCAAGGATTGAATATGGTTTAGTTAATATGACATATGACCCATCAAGAAGAACAAACCATTCAAATAAAATTGTTGGATGTTCTTCTAATGGTACAGTTTATGTTAATTCTCCATTACCCTATAATTTTAATTTCGAAATAGTGTTATACACAAGAAATGTTGAAGATGCTAACCAAATAATGGAATATATCTTACCATTTTTCTATCCTGATTATAATATGAAATTAAATTTTGTTCCCGAAGCTGGGATCACAAAAAATGTTCCTATTACTTTTATGGGTGAATCTGAAGAACAAAATTCAACAGGTTCGTTTGATGAACCTGTTAGATCAGTGTTTAGAACATTAAATTTTATAGCAAGAAGTTATATATATCAACCACCAAGATACGCAAAACCAATTCTTCAAGCTGAAACAAATATTATGGTCCCTTCTTCTCAAAATGAATACACATTAAATTCCGGTAATGGTTCATTTATTATTGGTGAAAGTGTTTTCCAAGGTTTATCGTATGATAGAGCCAGTGGAGCTGGAGTGGTGAAATCTTGGAACCCTAATACAAATAAATTGAATATTTCTATACAAAGAGGGAAATTTGTTGCAAATTCTGCAATTTCAAATTTAAGATCAACCGCAACATATAATATTTTATCTACTCCAGATTCTGGGTTAGCATTTAGTTCTATAATTACTCCTGACCCAGACACATATCCTGTTGATGGACCATATGATTATAATATTGTTATAAACGATTATTCAACCTAAATTATGAGCAAATTTAATAAAACAATGGAAGATATTTTTAATGTTACTCCATTGGAAGATGTGTTTGATAATGAACTCCAGGAATATATTCCTAGGGAATCTAATCTAGAGCTCTCAGTAGTGTTAGACCACGATTTAAAGACCGATTACGAGAAGACTCGGGATAATATAGACTCGTTAATCTCTAAAGGTACAGAAGCTATTGATGATATGCTTGCGATTGCTAGGCAGTCCGAGAAGGCTCGAGATTTCGAAGTCGCAGGTAACATGATTAAAACCGTTGTTGATGCATCAAAAGAATTGCTTGAAATACAAAAGAAAATGCGTGATATTACAGGTAAGAAAGAAAACCTTACCCAAAATATAAAAAATGCCGTTTTTGTTGGTTCAGGAAAAGACTTTATTAAATCTATAAAAGATGAAATGAGCGAATAATGTTAGATTTCGAAGAAGGTAAATTATATTATAGAGATAATCCCAATTTAAGGCGTAATGGGATTACTAATTGGGAGTATGAAGATTGGCAAAAAGATGAAATGCGCAAATGTATTCTTGACCCAATTTACTTTATTCGCAATTATGTAAAAATTATCAATCTTGATGAGGGTCTAGTTCTTTTTGATATGCATGATTATCAAGAAGAAATGGTCAATGCATTCCATAATAATCGGTTTTCTATTGTCCGTATTGGTCGTCAGTCAGGTAAAACCACAACATCTGTTGGTTATCTTCTCTGGTTATCTCTATTCACTGAACGATATAGCATTGCTATTACTGCTAACAAAAAATCTCTAGCAGTTGATATTTTATCGCGATACCAATTAGCGTATGAAAATTTACCTATGTGGTTACAACAAGGTGTTGTAATATGGAACAAAGGTTCAGTTGAATTAGAAAATGGCTCAAAATTATTAGCTGCTTCTACTGCCGCCAGTTCTGTTCGTGGTGGATCATTCAACCTTGTGTTTATGGACGAGTTTGCTCACGTTCACAACAATCTTGCAGAAGAATTCTTTACTTCAACCTATCCGGTAATCTCTTCAGGTAAAACTACTAAAATTATTATTGTATCTACTCCTCGTGGCATGAACTTATATTACAAAATGTGGATGGATGCCGTTAACAAGAAAAGCGATTATTTTGCGGTTGATATTCATTGGTCAAGAGTTCCAGGTCGTGATGAAGAATGGAAAGAGAAAACCATTCGTAATACATCACAACGTCAATTTAACCAAGAATTTGGTTGCGAATTCTTAGGTTCTACAAATACATTAATTGATGGTTCAAAATTACAAGCACTTGTTGCAATAGACCCAATTGATCCAGATGATACAATGTTTAACGGCATTGCTCTTCCTGCTGAGATGGATATTTTTATCCCACCCGTTAAAGAATCATTTGACGACGAAACCAAAAAACAAATAGATAAAGATCATATCTATGCTATGACAGTGGATGTTTCAGAGGGTAAAAATTTAGACTATGCTGCATTCTCAATTTTTGATATTTCTACTATCCCGTACAAACAGGTAGCAACATATAGAAATAATCAATTGCATCCAATGCTATTCCCTGATATTATTAAACATTGCGCTGAGTATTATAATAACGCTCATGTTCTAATTGAGATTAATAATAATCCAACAGTTGCTGATACGTTGTACCAAGATTTAGAATATGAGAACGTATTAAAGGTTTATGCAGGTAATAAAAAAGCTCAACAAATAAGCGAAAGCGGAAAAGCAACACAAAATGGTCTTAATATGAGCCCATTAGTAAAACGTGTTGGTTGTACTACATTAAAAACATTAATTGAAACTGATAAACTTCAATTAAATTCTGGTGATACAATATATGAGTTAACCAGATTTATTGCTACTAATAATTCATTTGCTGCTGAAGAAGGAGCAAATGATGACTTAGCAATGACCTTAGTTATTTTTGCTTGGTTGACAACTCAAAAATTATTTATTGAATTATCTTCAACTGATATTCGTAAAAGATTACAGATAGAAAATAATTACGTTAAAGAAGAAGAATATGATGTTCCTCCTATGATGGAATTCCAAAGTTCTGTTCCAGAAAAATATACTCTTGAAGATGGTGATTTATGGGAAACCGTAGAAAGTGTCGAATATTACTTCTAAACAAAAAGGTTAAATATTATAAATAATCTCTATGAAAACTGAATTTCTATTTTTATAACAAGGAGTATTATTTATGGCGTTTCAATTATCACCAGGTGTTAATGTTTCCGAAATTGATTTAACTAATGTTGTTCCTGCCGTTAGCACCTCAATTGGTGGATTTGCAGGTATATTTGGCTGGGGACCAGCTAATGTCAGAACTTTAATTGATTCTGAGAATAAATTAGTATCAACTTTCGGTAAACCAACCGATTCAAACTTTACATCATTTTTCTCTGCTGCTAATTTTTTAGCATACACAAACAATTTAAGAGTCGTTCGTGCAGCGAATAATTCATCTACATTAAATGCCACTGCTAATACATTGGGTATTGGGGTAAACATTGATAATGAATCCGAATATGAATTATCATATTCTGTAGAAACACAAACTAAATATGGACAATATTATGCCCGTTATGCTGGTGCATTAGGTAATACATTATCTATTGCGATGTGTTCAAACCCTCTTGCATTTAAGAGAACTGGATTAACAGCTAACACTGTAACAAATTCAAATGTTGCGTATGTAACAGCAAATGTTACAGGAAATATTTTCGCAAACGATATTGTCACCGTTGGTGGAACAGATTATACAATTTCAACTGTTGGTACATACGCAACTGGTACTACCACTTTATATCTGTCATCTGATGCAACCGCAAACGTTACTCTTGGGTCAGCATCAGTAAAATGGCAATATGCTGATCAATTCGATAGCGCTCCAGGAACATCTATATATGGATCTTCTAAAGGTGCTGTTAATGATGAATTACACGTTATTGTTGTTGATACAGATGGTAAATTTACAGGGGATCGCGGAACTGTATTAGAAAAATTTGCACATGTTTCTAAAGCTGGAGATGCAAAAACTGATGATGGTTCACCAAATTACTATGTAACAAGAATTTTCAACGAATCAAAATATATTTACATTGCTGACCACCCAACAACAGCAACTGATTGGGGTGTTGATGCATCAGGCACTACTTTTGATGTCACTAATAACCTTTCAGTAAAATTATCAGGCGGTCAAGACGGAAATGTTGGCGACGACGCAATTGTAAATGCATATGATTTATTCAGCAACCCAGATGAAGTTGATATTTCATTATTAATTGCTGGCGATGCTGATTTAACTGTTGCAGATAAATTATTGAATTTATCATTTACACGTAAAGATTGTGTCGCTTTCTTATCGCCTCTAAGAACAGATGCAGTTTCTGCAGTAGATGTTGACAATATTATTTCATATAGAAATTCATTATCTCCATCAACATCTTATGGTGTAATGGATAGCGGATGGAAATATCAATTTGATAAATATAACAATAAATACCGCTATGTACCATTAAATGCGGATACAGCTGGTTTATGTGCTAGAACTGATAATTTAAGAGATCCATGGTGGTCACCTGCTGGGTTCAATCGTGGCCAAGTAATGAATGCAATTAAATTGTCTTGGAATCCATCAAAGACTCAGCGTGATGAATTGTACAAAAATGGAATTAATCCAGTTTGTGCATTTCCAGGAGAAGGTATTATTCTTTAT